AGATTCGAACATTTTAAATTTCTTATAACAGTTAATGAAGATATAACAATAGCTGAATATAATGATTATGATTTCTTAGATTGGACATCTTCTGGTACTTCTTTTAATTATTCCAGTTATGTTATAACTGGTTATGATATATCTGGTGATATGTTAAGGAAGAAACAAGCAGTATATTTAAAAGTGTTCTGTAAAAGAACAGAAGAAGCATATACATTAGTATCTGGTAATGTCGTACTTAATAGACAATCTAGTTGTAAAGTACAATCTCAGTGGCAATGGAATAATTCGGCTGCTCAAGGTAAATGGGGTACAATATTCCAAGCATACAGATTTGTTAAACCAACCCCTACTAATCCTTCGACTGGTGATACTTTTGATTATGGTGATACTGTAATAGTAACTAAGAATAAACTAAGAGGTAGAGGTGATGCCTTATCTTTGTATTTCCAATCTGAGCAAGGTAAGGATATGAAATTACTTGGTTGGGGATTGGAGATGACACAAAATGATAACCCTTAAAGAGGTTACACTATATAAAGATGATGATATTTGGTTGACAGCAGAGAATGAAAGTAGTATAATTAAGGATGGTTTATTTGTTCATAATGAACTACTTACTAAGTTTACTCCAAGTAAATATAAACGTGCTAAACAAATCTGGAGTACAATTTCATCAAACCTATACAATAGAGGTATACCAGCTATCTATGCAGTCCCATTAGAACCACATAATGAAAAATGGACTGAGAAGTTTGGATTTAAATATACTGGTATAACTTTAGAAGGCTATAAACTATACAAACATATAAGGAAATAAAATGGTCGCTGGAATTGTAACAGGGATTCTTGGTGGGAAGAAAGCTAAAAAAGCTGCTAAAAAGCAAAAACAAATTGCTAGAGAACTACAAAAAGAAGCAGGGATACAAGCCGAAGCTGCTGGTAGACAATTTGAGATAGAAAGAGAGATACAGCGTGTAGCTCAGGTACAGGCTAATACTCAAGCTAGAGAAGATAGGATAAATCAGATTCGAGAGGCGAGAATACGAAGGGGGCAGATATTAGCATCTGCTGCTGGTGCTGGTGTATCTGCACAAGGTAGTTCATCTATTCAAGGTGGAGTAGGCTCACTCACAACTCAATTAGGGAAGAACTTGGGACTATTTAATGTATTCAGAGGATTTGCAGAGAACATCTCTCAACTAGGTGAACAATCTGCGGATCAACAAAAAGCTATCCTTGATAGTCAAGGTAGATCAGCAGTATTACAAGGTAGATCAGAAGTTATTAATGCTGGCCTAGCTAAATCACAGGCTACATTAGGACTCATTGGTGCTGGTATTGATGCTGCTCAGTCTATATTTGGTAGATTTGGCGGATTTACATCATTAGCTGGTGGGAACTCATTTAAAGGTTTGGGTGGTAAATAATGGCAAATGAAGATTTACTAATTGATGGTGTCCAACCACCAAAGAAACCTGATGTTGTATTTGATCTACCAGACTTACCTAAAGATAAATCACTCCCTAACCATGTAGCTAGAGATCAAGCATTCTATGCCTCTTCTTTAAATCCAGGACAAGAAGGGTTTAAAAGGACATTCAACCAAGCTAAGTTTGACCTAGATACTAATGGTGAATCTGAGCATGTAACTAATGAGATGATTACATGGAAGGATGAGCAATCAGGTCAAAATCATCAGATAATGAAGGATATCATAGCTGATCCTTCTATCCCTGTAAATCAGAAGATGGTTATATTAAACACCTTTAATCAAGGTGGATTTATATCTAATAATCTACGTGATAAGTACATACAAAAGACTGCTGCTATCGATAATTCTGATACAATAGAAGATCGAAATATGCAGGATTTACTTATTAATGGATTAAATGAAAACTATGAAGCTAATAAGAATCTACAAGATACCTTTAATCACTGGAGTGCTAATTTAGACAGTTCTCCTACGGATATAGCTGGTGGTATTGCTCGTGATTTTGTACCTGGAGTTTGGGCGGGGAGTAATGCAGCTAGTGCAAAATCTACAGCTGAGTACTTTGGGTTAGATGATAAACAGTCATTAAAACAAGCTGCTGCTGCTTTCTTTGCAGGTGGTTCATACAATAAAAGAATTGCAGATATATATGATAACACACTTGATCCAGAAGAAAAGAGACAGTTTGCATTACATCTAATGGAAGCAGCTAAGAAATTACCTGGTACAGATTATAATCAATGGGAGATTATCAATCAACAAATTCTCGATCCATCAAGATCGTTTGCAGGTGAGACATTTTTTAATCTAATCTCTATTGCAGATGCAGTTGGTTTAGGTGGAGTTATTAAAAGTCCTGTGCAGTGGTTAAAAGGTTTAGTTACTTTTAAAGATGATGCATTATCTAAAAAGATAATGTCTAAAGTTAGACCTCTATCAGAGACAGTACCACTAGCAGCTAGGGTAGAACCTACTCTAACTAAAGCAGTCCAAGAAGAACAGATTGGCAAGTCCAGTAATGAGGCCACTGGTAGTACTAATGGCATACCCTCTGAACCAAACAATGCTGAAGCTGGAATGGCTGTTGAAGCTATGAATCCAGCTATTCATACTCACTTAGTTCAACCACGTGTAAATCCACTATCTCCAATTGGTGTGACAGCCATAGCTAATCCTAAACAAGCTAGGGAACTTTCTAAATCTGCTTTAATGGATGATGCAGTTGCAGAAGCAGCAGGTACTTCAAAAGGTGAGATTGTTGGTAGTAATCTTCTACCTAAACTAGAAGATGACTTCATAAAGAATAATCCTGATATATCTAAAGATATTCTTGAAATAGATAAGAAAGTTAATGAACTTTTTGGTGAGACAAATTTTGATCCATTCTTGGTCAATATAACAGAACGTGCAGATGACAAAGCTAAACTATTTAAATCGTTCAGTGAGACTCATGGTGCGTATTATCAACAGGCAAATAGCTCATTCAGAGAGAGTTTAGGTAATATAGAAGGGAAGGCTAGGTATGGCAGGAATGCAGATTATGGATTCAAGTCTATTGAAGATGCACAACGTGCTGAAGGGCAAATAAATCAATCTTTTATTTCTACTACAGATCAATCATTTAATACTAATATTGTTAAAGATAATGAGCAATTTTATGTTGAGATGGATTGGAAACGTACTTATGATCCTTTTTCTACTAGGATGTTTGGTATTGATAGTGCAGATGCCTCATTTGCTGGTATTTCTGTTAACGCTATTAGTCGTTCTGTTTTAGGTAAACATATTATACCTAATACAATGCGGTTAGATGAATGGGTTACTAAAGGTGCTTTTAATGCCGCTGTACGTGCTGATAGGGTCGGTCAAGAATTCTTAGGTATTATTAAGAACGAGATTAGAAGCACTCCACATAAAATGGAGTTACAAAAAGCTACAGAGTGGACTCTTGAGAACCAAAAATGGATGAATAGAGGGGAACTTTCTGCAATGTTCCCTAATTTAAAAACTAAACAAATAAAAGAACTAGAAAGAGGTTATGCTTTCTTCCGTAGACTAACTGACTATCATTATCTATGGGCAGATAGAAAACATACTAGTGATCTAGTAGCACAAGGATTTGATCGTGGTATTTATGATGATACAGGGAAATTATTAGGTTATGGAAAAGAATCCAGTATCCCTCAATCTACATCCCACGTATGGGATTTTGAATCCGGCACATACAAATTAACTAGTGACATTGGAGAGGGTGTCACAACCATTAAACTACATGAACCTATCCGTAAAGGGGATAATATATATCGCTATGCTACTGTAAATGGTACACATAAACTTGATATTCTACCTAAGCATACATTAGCTAGGATTGAAGGATATGTAGCTAGAAGAAATATTGAACCTTGGTATATTAAATCAACACCTAAATCCTTAAAGGTTGATGGAGTAGCTATATCTAATCAAGTAGAACTTGGTCAATATACTAAAGTTATTGGTGCAGGTAAAACTCAAAAAGAAGCTAATGAATTTGCTCGAAGATTACAAGCTGAAAATCCAGATTCTATTATTGAAGTAAAACCAGAAAGAGGGGATATTGGAGATTCAATTCTAACAGATTATAAAGTCTACAAAGAGATGACTGATTATGGAAGGAAACGTGGAGAACGCCTCCCAACATTACATGGACAATCTCGATTAGATGATCCATTAGTTGCTCAGACTAAAGCTATACAATCAGCAGTACGTTTAAATGCTTGGAGTAATTATCAAGAGATTTTCCAAAAGAACTTCTTAGCTTCATTTGGAGACTTCCTACCTAGGGGTGAATTCCCTAATGTACTAACTGACTTAAAGATTAAAGAACATCCTACTGTGGTTGATTTAGAAAGATTTAAAGTTGCACAGAGGTTGTTTGAGCAATATGCTAATCAGTCATATAAATTAAATATTGGAGATGAAGTTTGGAAAGGCACTCTACATAAAATATCAGATACAATCGAAGATAGTATGATAGGTGGGCTTTCTGAAGGTATTCGTGAGATAGCTAACAAAGGGAATCTTCCATTAAAATCTATTAAATCTTTAGCTAATACTTTGTTTATTAATTTAAACAGTATGGCACAATGGATTGTACAGCCACAAGCTATTCTTGAATTTGCTGCAACATCTTCTCAGTTTAGAAAAGATATGCACATGATTCCAGGATTGGTAATACATATGTTAAGTAGGGGATCAGATGTAAAACCATACAAAGGGATATTAAGTAAGTTAGGGAAAGATTTAAGTGGAAATAAAGAGTTTGATGAATTAGCAGATGCTATTTATAAATCTGGTCTACCACAATCAGTTGATATGAACATGATGATTCATGGTGGATTAGATGATATGAACAAAGCTTTAGCTTTACGAGGTGGTGAAGCTGTTATGGATGGTATTGGAAAAACAGCAGCATTTATACCTGATAAAGCAAGTAAGATTGGTAAAGCTGTTGGATATACACCAGCGCAGATGATGGCAGATATTGGTGGTTGGTTATATGCTAGAGGGAGATGGCAATTAGCCAATCCAGGAAAGAAATGGAATACACCTGAAGGTATTGCTCAGATCACAGCAGATGGTTGGGATATTATGGGTAGTATGCACACTAGAGCTGGTGCTATGCCTTATCAAGATGGATTCTTAAGTTTATTCTTTCAGTTCCAAGCTATCTTACATAAACAATTCTTTCAAGTATTCTCTTCTAAGACATTGAAGAAAGTTGATGGCGAATTAGTTGACCCTAAAGCTAAATTAGCGGCAGCTAGAATGGCCATATATGGTGTTTATGGTATACCAGCTTATTCTGTAATTGATAGTATGTTTAAAGAGTTTGCCGATGCTGACGATCAAGCTGATTGGGAAAGATGGAAAGGTGGAGTGCTTGACGCGAGTGTCAATACTATGATAGACTTATTCTTGTCAGGTGAAGATGACCCTCCATCAGATTTAGCTTTATCTGATCGTATCGGCCCACTACCAGAAACAGTACCATATTATGATATGATACATCAGTTAGCTAAGTTTGCTTCTGGTGATAAGTCTAGTGCAAGATTACCATTTATGAATGCAGTTGGTAGTGTTTACGAATCAGTTAATGATTTTGTTAATCTACTCAAAGCTGGTAACTTAGAAACTGAAGATGCTTTAAAACTTGTTATACAAGAAGCTGCTGAACTCACTTCTGGTTATAAGAACTACGCCAAGGCTAGAATGGCTATGGAAATGAGTGATAAGATGGATAAGATGGGGAATTCATTAGGTTTGAATCTAACTTATACAGATGCTGTTGCTCAGATGTTTGGTGTCATAACCCGTGAAGAACTCTCATTATATAAGATGACAGAGAATAAAAAAGAACGTGAAGATTTCATTGAACAACGTGCTACAGAGATTCACCAAGGTTTGTTGAAGTTCCGAGGAAATCTCGGTGATCCAGACTTCTTGGAATGGAGACGTAGAATAAAAGTATTAAATTCAGTTACACCTGAAGAACTACAGCATGAGGTACTTGAAAGAGTTTTAAGAAAAGACAAACAATCTTTTATGACCAAAAAAGAAAGTAATCTAATGTATTTAAGAGATAATGCTAAACAGAAGAATGATAAATATGTTGAGGAAATGGTTGGTTATTTAAAATCTTCTGATGATCCACAGAGTCAAGCATTCTTAAAAAGATTAATCGATAATAATATTGTAAAACCATAAGGAACTTTTCAAATGGCACAAAGAGACGTAGATGTACAATCAGGATTATCTAGTCCTAACTTAGGGGCTTCTAGTTTTGTACGACAAGGTGTAGTTGATAAAAGTGGATTATTAGCTGGTCAAGGTGAGGCTGCTGCATTAGGAGTTACCGCTAATGCTAAAAGAACCGAAGCAGTTGCTTTAGAGAATATGAGTAAAATAATTCCTGGTATTGTAGAAACTGGATTAGAAATCCATAAGGGGAATGCTTTAGCTCAATTACAAATAGAACAAAATAAAGAGATTGATGATTTCTTGGCACTTAGACAAAACCCTGAACTGGCTAAAACATCTGCAGAAAATGCTGCATCATTAGATTTGGCTTCACATTCCTTATGGGATAAATTAGGACAAGGTAAAGCTACGATAGGAGATTTAGATGCTAACCTTGAATCATTTGACAAAGAAACACAAGCACTTAGATTTGCTAATGATCAAGGTGTTATACAACCTTCAGAATTACAAACTAGATTACTTGCTATTACTCGTAAACATATTAATAACAATCCTGGTTTATCAAACGAATTATTAGGTCACGCAGAGAAAATATTATCTCTTAGTGGAATTAGTTCATTGCGTGATACGAAACAGAAGCTAGATAATGCAGCTAATAAAGCATTTGAAGATCAAAAGAATTTTGTTCTGAAGGAGGCTTCTAAACATAATGTTGAAATTGATAGATTTCAAGCAGATGATCCAGACTATCTAGCAGAGATACAAGAACAAACAAACAGAAGAAAAAGAGATAAAAATCTTTTTGAGAACATCACTGAAGATGAACGAGTTAGAGGTATTAAAACAACACAACAAGCTGATGACTTTTGGAGAAGTAAGGGAGGTGCATTATTAAGAGGTGGCTTGGCTACATTTAACCAAGAGGCTGCAGAAATAATACAAAATAATAAAGATAATCCTGATGTGGCTATGCAACAGATTAGAGATTTGGAAAGTCGACATATTGCTAATGCTGCAAGTGAGTTAGGTGGTCAAGTATCACTATCTTCTGGAGATGGTAAATTCCATTTTGATCTCTTTTCCAACACATTGAGAAGTGTAGTTACACGTCTTGAAGGTGCTGTTACTTTAGAGGATAGACGTAAAATAGTTACCAATCAACATGGTATCACTGAGAAATTACAAGAGATGCAATTACAAGAAAGATTCAATGTACCTGGACTAAGAATGATTGGTGGCAGTGAGCTATTGATGGGGCATATAATTAAAAATCCTCTTGTCCAAGATAAGATAATTAATTCAATGTCTGACATAATTAATGGTAGTCCTGTAACTCATAGAATAGCGGATGCTATGCGTACAAGTAGTCATACACCAGGCGTTAATGACGCAGTAGGTATAAGTAAGGTCTTATTAGAATCTGGTAATGCAGAACAATTTAATAAGTCAGTAAAGATATTTGCTGATATAGCAAGATCAGGTCAAATGACTAATGATGATTTCTTCAATTTCTTTGATAGTTTTACTGACTCTTTTAGCCAACCTTTTATAGGTAAACAAGCTAGAGATGCTGGTACCAATGAATCTATTACACATGTATTCTCTATGGGTGGTCAATATATTGAACGGATAGGGAAGGCATTAGAAACTAAAACAGCAGGGCAAGATGTTAAAGCAGTTGAAGTTCCTGGAGTGGGAATTCGATATGTAGTTAAAGGCAATCCTAGTTTAGAGTCTGAATTAAATGATAAATATGCAAGACGTGTTAATAGGATGATTAAAACCTTTGCTAATATTGGTGGGTGGACTAATGACCAAGCATTTGATCAGATTAAGAATGCCTATGTAGATGTTCTAAAACTAGACAGTAGTAGTTTTAGTAGACCAACAACGCCTGGGGAGGACAATCTAATAAAAAAGATAATAGGGGTTGAGAGTTCAGGTGACCCCACTGCAAAAAATCCAGATAGCTCCGCTACAGGGTTAGGTCAATTTATTAAGGATACTTGGTTATCTACAATAAAAACACACTTCCCTGAATTCACAAGTGGAAAGGGGGATAAAGAATTACTATCATTAAGAACAAATCCAGAATGGAGTAAGAAAGTTCTAGTTAAACATACAGAAGATAATAGGAAGGCATTAAGTAGTAACAAAATACCTACCACAGATACGAATCTGTATCTAGCTCATTTTTTAGGTGCACCAACGGCAGTTAAGGCTTTAAAAGCTAATCCATCATCACCAATAACTACTGTTGCTACAGCTGAACAAATAGCAAAAAATAAATCTATATTAGAAGGTAAGACTATTGGGGATGTAATTAAATTTGCTGAAAGGAAAATGAGCTAAGGTGATACATGCTAGAATTATTACAACAAATAGACTTTGCAACCATAGCAAATGTAATTATTACTATAGTTACTGGAGCATGTGGAGTATTAACTTTTTATATAAAGAGGTTGTACAAAACTCTGGATGAGCATGCTACAGATATAAAAAAATTAGAAGATGATCTTGCAGAATTTAAATTAGAGATTGCTAAGAATCATGTTACTAAAGATGATATCTCAGTTTTAAGAGTTGACATATCAAATATGCTTTCTAACATGAGAACTCAACTTTTCTCAATTGAAGAACATCTTAGAAAGAAAAAAGATTAACTACGTTAAGCTACAATCAATTAAAAGTTACTAGTTGATACTAATACATCAAATAATAACCAAAATCGATTGTAGCTCTTTTTAATCAATCTTAGAGCAATTCACCTAAATTAGTAGTAAAAATCTCTTCAGTATATGGTACTTTATCCAACCAATACCAATTTGACCCTTGTGTTGGTTTAGCATGTAATGGAATGAAGTTATAATCTTGATGTTTTACATAAAAAATCTCATCACTATCAATTTTCTTCCATCTCCTAACATGATACTTTTTCCATTCTGGCATAATAACCTCAAAATAATTCTAATTGTCTATCATCTTTTCTCACAACAATCAATCAATTTTTCTAAATACCACTTAGCCTTTCTTATATCTTTAAGTCCACCTTTCTGTTCATACCTCCATAAATATTTAATAACATTAGCTACACAAACTGCTTCAAGTCCTGATTTGTACATTGTAGCAGATTCTATAGAATCTATACATTCTATCTCCCCTTGGTTGTAATGTCCAGGGTTATTAATTTCACATTCTTCTTTAATGGTAGTTTTCATTAGTGCATTGTATCCTTGGTGAAATAATCAATTAAGTTTGGTGTCACTGGTGCTATATGTAAAGTAAAAGCTAAGTCTGGTATAGACTCATACTTCCAAGTTACTATGATTGGTTTATCATAGCTTAAACCTTCTTCACCAACATCATCAGTTAAGGTTTCCATCATAACACCTAGAATATCTTCCATCTCTACCAAACAATCCATCACTTTAAACTCATTTGGTGGTTCGTCATCCTTTACTGACATGCTACACATCCTTCACTTGCTTTGACTCCCGCCTTACTGTGACAGTAGTATAAAGACAAAATGTCTGGATTTCTAAACGCTTCTTTATGAACTTCACTGATATATTCTTCTGTAGCATCTCCAGCAAAGAAGAGGTTAATGCTTTGACCTTGATCAATAAATCTTTGCCGTTGTGCTGCAAGTCGAATGATAACTCGTTGATCGATTTCAAAAGCTGTTCTAAATACCAACTTCTCTTGTTCTGGGAGCCAATCAACTCCTTGTACACTTCCGAAACTCTGAACAATCTCATTAATGTGTTTATCGTCATATACGTTACGCTCTTTCATCAAATTTAATAAAATAGGATTAATCCTTTCTACCTCTCCAGCAGCAGTTGTTTGTGTATAAGTCATTGCTGGGTCAGGATTAATACCTTCTGAAATACCACCCATTATTAAAGCTGTACTTTTGGTTGGAGCAATAGCTAATAAATGGGTGTTAGCTCTATCTATATTTTTACACCAAAGAGGTTTATCCATAGTCCTAGCTAAGTACCGCGAGGCTTCATCAGCTTTAATTCTAATATCTTTAAATATCTCTGTATTTAAAAACTGAGCTTCTAGTGATTCAAAGGCTATCATTTTACTTTGTAAGTATGTGTGGAATCCACAGACACCTAAACCTAATGCTCTACCATTTTCTGTAAACTCAACGGCCTTTTCTAATCCAGAAATACCTTTAGCCTTCTCTATAAACTCACTAGCTACACAATCAAGAAAGATAGTAGCCCAATATGCTGCTTTAGTATCCTTCCACTCATCATATTTAGCCAGATTCATAGAAGATAGTACACAAGTAAATGTGTAGTCATTAGAACTATGAAGCATTATCTCTGTACATAAGTTACTAGCTTTTACATCTAAACCAAAATCTTTATAACATTGTGGTCTATATAGATTAGCTTTATCAGTAAAGAAGAAATATCCTTTACCAGTAATCATTTTAGTTTTTAATACTTTTTGGTATCTACGTATAGACTCTATATCACCTTCATCTAATTTAGAAATAAATCTATCAGAGATACACCAACCAATATTGAGATCATCAGGATTATGATGTAGAAAATCACATATCTCATCAAAATCTCCATGATCGATTGGCAAGTATCCAGACCAAGCACCTCGTCTAGTTGCTCCCTGAGAAACCTCTTGCATATCTCTAACAAACCCTTTAAATACAGGTAGAATCCCACTTGCTTTCCCTCCTATACTAATATCACTACCTCTAGGTCTTATATCCCCTAAATAACCAGAAGTACCAAAACCATACTTAGTTAATATTGCTGTCTCTCTTCTCGATGTATAAAATCCATCAATACTATCATGGATATATCCACCAGAACAAGAGACAGGTAGTCCCCTATCCGTACCCATATTAGCTAAAATAGGCGTACTAGGACTTAGCCACCCCTTCCATAAAAGTTCAAAAAATGTAACTTCTGCTACCTTTCCATCTTTCAAATGTCTAGCTGCTGTTTTAGCAATTAACTTATATTGATCTTTAACAGTCTTTTGATGTAAGTATTTCTGTTTAAATAATTGATAACCAGCCGTTGTAAACCAGCTTGGTATCTCACCCCTTTCTTGACCGACCTTACGTTCTTCACTATATATATTCATTTGGCTACCATGTGAATTTCTCTTCTGACCAATCTCTAGTATACTCTCTACCTTGTCCAGTAAAGAAGTCATTAAATTGATAATTGTTTATCCCTTTGTAGAACCAGTCTGCTATTGAATTCCCTGATTCCACTTCTATAGACTCCATTCCTAAGTTCTCTAAACATATACTTAATCTAGACCAAACAAACCTTTTTAGTTGATTAGATGATATACCATCGATCTCACCCTTTTCAAAGATCATATCAATGATAGCACATTCATGTTCATATATCTTAGATTTAATCTTGTTAATCTTACTAATAAGTTCTTCATTAAACTCTCTATTACTTTGAAACAATAATTCTCTAAAGACATAAGCACCAGCTATACTATGAAGGTTCTCATCTCTTACTGAGAAGTTAATACCTCTAACTATATTAACTAACTTGTTCTTTCCTAAAGATTGGAAGTGTTTCAAGAAAGCAAATGATGAGTATAGTATTACCCCCTCAACCATAGAAAATCCAGCCAAACTAACAAGATCATCATCGTCAGAGATAATCTCATCAATATGTTCCATCCTTTCTTTGAGTATAGGATTATTAACATAATCAGTGTAGAACTGATCATTTGTAGCATTAAGTAATTCATTTATCTTATTATAAAAGGGTTTATGTACACATAGTTCCATCATACCAAAAGCAGCACCCATAGCTTGTAACTCATGTCTGGGGAAGCTCTTCATAAATCTATCTGTCCAATAATCAGCACCAGCCCTAAGTTCATATAGAGTAAAAAGCTTTAACACAGTAAATATACCATGTCTTTCTGCTTCTGTACAATTAGTTAATATATCATGTATATCTTTCTCTACTTGTATTTCATCTGCTGTCCAGAACACCTTTAATTGTTCTTTCATGAATTTATCTACTTCGAGATATTCAACTCTGAATACATCTGTAGGTGTCTGTATATGTGTCATTGTGGTTTATCCATCCCTTTAAGTACTTCTAGTATTCTATCAGATATAGCCATCCCTATATTTATAGCCGGTGTGTCTTTAGAATCTGGTGGTTCTATAATAGTAAATATATCAACACCACCATCATCTGTATCTTCTATAATAATATTGAATCTAGCCATTAGTCTATCACCCTTTCATATATAAAATAACTACAATATTCTTCATCATCTAATAATTGTAGTTTTTCTTTTTTCTCTGTAGCAGATTCATAGGTAGAATGAATTGATACAAGTGTTTGAGGATCACCACAGTAACTTTCGTATAGTAGGAATACTGTCATACATTACCCTCTTTTTTATGGAACCAGACTACTCTACGTCTATTATTTCTCATATTTAAACCACCCTAAGAATTTTTCTACAAACCAAGATGTAAAACTTATTTTATCACTAGTTACTTCTTCAAGAATACGTTCAAAGTTAGGATCACTACTCTTAATAAAGACTCCATTATACATAATACCATCTCTATGTTTTATATTTTCATAAGCTATATTTAGACAATCTTCTAGTGAAGTAGTTTCCTGTTCTGCTATATTTATTAACAACACAAGAATATCACCAATTGCATCTTCAATGTCTGGTTTGTTTTTCTTAACGATAGCATCACCAAGTTCACCAACTTCTGTCACTAACTTTATATACTGATCTTTTGATGTTGACCCCTTAATGATATTCTTTGATATCGACCAATCTTTTACTAACTTAATTAATTTATCAATCATTCTTTACCTTTTCTATATATCCACAATCATCTGTTTTAAAATATGCAAACGCTATTGGGAAATTCTCACCACCCCACCATTCTATAGCTGCAATTATCTTCTCATCTGTAAAGTTTCTATCACATTCTTCATTACAACATCTCTGTGAACACCAAGTTCTATCTCTATAACATAACATTTTAATTTTATCCTATTATTGGTAGTGTGACTACCTAAACCAGTTGTTAAGTATTATTTAATAACTGCATAATCTTATTCCTCCATAGCGTAGCATGGCCCCCTACTACGCTTCTGAGAAGAGTCATTCTTCAATAATACTAGCCCACAACCGTTACAATATGACCAATGAAACAACCTCTTAGTAAATTGATGTTGTGTTGTTTTAAACTGCCTCTTTTGCTTCTGTTGGCTTTGGTAAACTTCTGATTTGGTTGCCATTGTATCAAATCTCCTATTCTATTAACTGCCTATATTGAACCCAGCCCATGAGATTTCCGCTCCACATACGTGACATTCTATCTGTATGAGTTACACCTTTTTGCCACCTCTGTTCTGTTTCTCTATAATGCAAATATTCCATCGGTGTAGCTTGATGCTCAAACGGGCTCATGTGACCTGCAGCTAATAAATCATCTGCCAGCTTAATATCTTTATCCACATTAGGATTGCTATTGTCATGATTTAAATATGACACTCTAGCACACCGAGAAACTGAGCATTTAATGGCCACATCTAACTCAGGATCTCCTTTTTCATTGGTGTAACTGCCATAATAATAAGGCAAATGCCACTCGCCATGTTTCAAATCTTTTGGCGTGCTAGCATCCATAGCCTCTTTCATACGCCCGGCTAACTCTTGTATCTCCGGCTGTGCGTCTTTATGTAAACGTAATTCAAAAAAATTATCCCATTCCGTTGCTGTAACAATCACCTTAATATGAGAGAAGGGCTCTAATACACGATTTACTATTTGTTTATGCAAACCCTGTTCTGCCAGATGTTTTGCAGATTTAACAGCCTCTAAAGATGCATTTCTCCATATATTCTTACAAGTAGCTTTTCCCCATTCATCCAAGGTTATATTAGCTTGCATGCCTCGTTTATTTTTACCCCAATTAATAGGTACTGCACAATTATCTAATATTGAAGTCAACATTTTTTCCGCAGGAATAGCCCTGCTACTGGATGCGTTACGACTAAACATCCTATGCGTCATGAATTCCGAATGAATAAACCTAGGGTATTCCAGTTCCAAGGTTGTGAGTCTAATACTGTTTGCGGTAGAGTCTGCGATTACTTTTGCTGTTATCATTATCTTATTACTCCTTGGCTTTGATATTGTTTCATTTTATTGAATTCCTTATGTCTGCTTGCCTAGTGGCTTCAACCCAAGCAACAAACATACACTGGACTACCTCGGGATATCTTTTTTCATCGATTTTAGACTCGTTCCTGATATAAAAGAGAAAATTTTCTATAAGTTTTTCCATATATTCATCAGTCATTATTCACCTCACATTCTCGTATAACTCCTATTGCTACACCCTTGCTCAGAGAGCTATCTAACTCGCTCATATCTAAGAAATCAGAATTAATATACTCAAGTATATCCTTATCTTCTAGTATTGCATTTTCTTTCAGAAGATTTACTTCGTAATTTGTTAGACAATACTCAACTTGTATTAATATTTTCATAATTAGTTATTATAGTAATCATCAGGTTCATCTAAATCTTCAATTTCTAAAGATATACGTTCTAACTTCTCTGCAACTACATCTGAAAATCTATGTAAGATTTCCTCAGAGTTTAATTCTAACAGCTCAATTACATAATCTTCATCTTCATATTGTAATCTATCTATTACTTCTTTAACAGTCATCATTTTAATTTCTCTCTTATGTAGTAATATAAATCTATATTAACTGATTTAACTTGTTCTAAGACATCTTTGATCTTTGACAAGTATGGTGCCCTTTTACCGTAGTAATCTTGGGTATCTCCAACCTTATTTAAATCTAATCCAAACCTATTAAGCAACCTATTCAACCTTGGTTCCATACCAGTCACCCAATATCTTATGTGATCGTTATGCGATGCCTGGATTATACCAATAAATAACGGCAAGGATGGTAGAATCTTTAGGTCTAAATCTTCAATTACTGATCTAGGTACACATAATCTACTTATCTCTCCTACTTCACTATTAGTAAGTGAATCATAATATGCCTTATTATATGGATAAATATTTAGTATATCCATAGTAGGGCATGGTTTACCTAAAATTATTCTAGCACATCCTATAAATCTCCCCGAAGGGAGATGTTTTAATAAAATGTGAACTGATCTTTCATCAAACTCATCTTCACCTTCGGATTCAAATATTTTAGTTTCTTCTACGAATGTAGTGTGTCTCAATTCTAAACACTCTTTAAATAAACTATCTGATTTTTTAAAACTAAATATTTGAAAATCTTCTAACAAAGTAAACTCCTAATAAACTTAATAACAATGTGCTTGGTTCTGGTACTGTAGTGCAATTACCTATACATCCACCACCACCTCCGGTGTCAATTCCACCACCACCTGAATCCCCAACTGTACGAATTACAGCAAACCATTGAAACTCTGTAATTTCAGGGAGAGTTGTTCCAGAAAATCTTACATTAAATCCACCTTTTGTTTCACCAGCATGTATACCATTACGATCATGTGGTGTATCCCATACTATATCATAAGTAGTAGGTAATTCATCTGCCCCTGGTACAGGTCGTGTTCTATAAGTACCATCCCATTGTGGATCAGCGTCTACTTGACTCCAACCACTAGGGGTTCCAGACTGTCTATAACTATCTGGATCAAGATTTAATCCAAACATAACTACTACTTTATTACGATCAGTTGATACATTCTCAACTTGAAACTCTTGTATCCAATAACGCCCAATTGAATTATAGGTTGACGACCCTAATGAAACTTCTACCGGAACAAGAGAAGTTGGAATAAATCCAGCAAAGCTACTACTACTAACTAATAACAATAAACTTAATAATTTACGCATACATACTCTCTAGTTGTTTTAAAGAAATAAACTGTTCATCAAATTCCCCATCTTTTACATTCTCTAGTTTTATGATACCTCTCCAATGATTATTTGTTTGATGATTCAAATAATGCTCTTCATGTTGATAACAACTCCCTGCAATAATACAAGTTATATTCTTACCATCGGCACGATGATGAAAAGCTATATCTCTACCTTGCTGATGACCGACTATAGTACTCATGTGCATTTTGTTACATAATAACCTAGCTGTTGTAACAGCCTTCCCCATCACACCACTGCACATATAATGGCAATAAACTACACCATCTATTGTTATAGGTTTTAAGAAGGGAATAACCTCCCATCCGTAAACCTCATATTGTAAATCGTTTACGGAAATTAAATCTTCTAGTTTTCTATCATTGTTTATAGCTTTGTCAATTCTATATTCATGATTGCCTAAAGTCAAGTACATTTTAGGTTTCCATCTTCTCTTATGTCCCTCTTCTAATCTAACTTGTTTCTTTAAGATTGGAAGCATTAGAGAGTCCATTGCATTAATGCTAGCTTCTATATCTGCTTTATATGTCCTACCCTCAAAACTCTTCTTACCTACATCATAAGAAGATAAGGAGGGCATATCAGCAAAGTCTCCAATCTGTACAATAACATCAGGTTGTTCATAAGCTATATACTCACCAATCCAAGTTAGGAACTCGAAATTATCGTCTGGTCTAGCTTGTACATCAGGTATAATTATATGTTTCATCTATATACATTTCTCACTATTATTATATTTCTTTGTATAAGCCTTCTTTCTTTTACCAGGATTCCTAGGCTTAATTGTTGGGTTCTTAGTTTTGGTTCTTACTGCTATTTCTTTCTTAGTCTTTTGTGTATGACAATTTTTACACAAGACTTGTAAATCATCTTCAGAACAGAACATCCTATCTATATAATCATCCCAAGTAGTAAACCCAACCTTCGGATTTACTACAGGGTAGATATGATCACACTGTATTGAAGTTCTAGGGAAGTGACCTTCACACATTTTACATTCAAAGTGTTCTGCCATCCTCCCTGACTCTTTATTTATCTTCTTACCAACGGAAGCTTTTTTAATAACTTTAGATTTATTTGGATATCTTCTCATACCACCTCTGAGGGTGGATATAATGAAGGCTTTGTACTTTGCATCACTCCACCCATCTACTTTAGATTTCATTATTCATCTCTAGTATTTTTATATAACATATATAAAACATAAACTGCATAGATTACTAATGCATCAATTATTATCATAAATTTCCTCCCAAATTTCCGCCCCTTCATATCTTGCGCGTGACTCATGCCCAGATGCGCATATCAACGAATTATACATACTCAAAAATTGGCCTTTTTCCGGCCTGTAAGATTTACTTTTATATCCAATTAGCTTAAATTTCCTTTCTATGGGCCGAACGATTATCCTTCCTGCTGGAAAAGTACTTTCCTCATACGCCAATCTCTGCAAAACCGAAAGTGGACCAACGCTGGAAACATAATAGTCACCTATCATTGGCTCCTTAAACGCGACTATTTTCCACCCCTTGAGTAATTCTTCGTCTACTTCAATTTCATATTTCATTTTTAATTTCCTCACGTACTGTATAAGTTTCACCAAACCCTCTCATGATCCATAAGAGGTTCGCATTGTTATAGAATCTATCGTCATCATTATATAAATCTTTAACTAAATCTTTCATTTCTTTTTCATTAGTTAAATGATTTATTAGTTTAGCTGATTTTACATCACCTATTTTATCTACACCTTTAATGTTATCAGATGTATCTCCCGTAAGCATTTGTCTATAGAATGATCTTAATCCATCTATTTCAGAAACTTCCACAAATTCAGCCTCTCTAACAACTTTCGCACCTCTTGTGATTTGCCACCTAAAATGCTTACCAGGGATTTGTAATAAATCTTTATCAATACCACAGATAATTGTATCTTCACTTTGGTAGATTCCACAAAAGTCATCAGCTTCACAATGTTCTGCTGCAATTGCATCCATTTGTTGTATAAGAAATTCTCGACACGCTTTACGATGGATAGGTTCATCTTGAGTCCTATTAGCTTTATAAGATATGTCCAACTCTTTTCTAAAATTACTACTACCAGAAACAAACAATACATACTCATCCGCTTTACTTTCTTTGAAGATTGAATATATCATTGATTCTAATCTGGAAGTAGCTACCCACAACTCTTTATCATTAGAAGATAAAGCTGCTGCAAAGATGGGTGTATCTGCGTCAATAAGTGCTTTCATATTTTATATTTGCTAAAATAGTATTTTCAGGAACCCATCCATTTACACCTAATAGTTTATAATGTATTACAACACCCTCTTCATCAGAGGATGCTGATATGGCTTTAATATAATAAGAAGAATCTGGATTCTTCTTCAATATTACTTTATCACCTACATCAAATTTAGTCTGCATCTCGATCTCGTAATACATGTAACTCGAGGTCTTTAGCCACTCTAATTACATCTTCAAAGGATGGGATACCCTCTTGTAGTTTCATAAACTCTAAAGCATACCCAATACAAGATTGACTAATAATCATTAGCTGACGTTTATCATCATTCTTAGCATGATTAACGACTGCTTGCGTAGTTTCTTTAGATACTTGTCCATCTGTTTTAACAATATCAGTAGGATTCCAGTATTTTCCATCCTGTTTAGTTGGCATTTTAAAAGTATCACCAGGGGTAAGACTTTTTAGAGTTTCCAACATCTTTTTGTTAAACTTAAATGTGTTTTCGTGGAATGCCCTTTCTACATCCTTACCTGTTGCTGCATCTTTATAACGTAAGATGCTACCCTTATAACTACCACCTCCATTTTTGGGGATTGTTACGTTAATTTCTACTTCTTGTACTGTACCATTAATGTCCATATGTTTCCATCTCCATTAGATTTTTACCAAACTCTGCTTCAAAATTAATATCTAAATTAAACTCCACTCCAAATAACTTCTTAAAGTTTTCTGGAAAGTCTTTACATACTTGCCTAAATAATTCAACTACATCACTTACCTCTCCTTTTTCTAAATCAATTACAATACTATCATGAACGGTATTAATAAGTAAACCTTTAATATTATTTTGCTTAAATCTATTAAAGAAGTCTACTCTTAACACTGACATTACATCGGCTCCAAATCCTTGTACCGGATAATTCTTTATAATTGTTAACGGTAATTCAAGTTCACCTTTATAGTTTTTTCTATACTCGAACTTATATGAC